ATATGGATACACTTATCAAATGGATCGAAGAGTATCGCTACTATGTCGAGGGACTTAAATGAAAGAGATTGAAGAAAAATTCATGACACAAGGTAAGTTTACCTCACTCGTAGAAATGCGAGTCAAAGAGTCCCAAGGACTCATCAACTACATAGAAGCAGTCGCATCTGTTTGCGAGGAGTTTGAGATCGAGGTTGAAACTGTAAGTAAACTCATCTCGAAACCACTCAAAGACAAAATTAAATGGGACGCACAGCAATTAAATTACATTAAACGAACGAGTAGAGGTATCCTGCCACTATGACAGACAACGAATTTTTCAAGAGTGACGTAGTAAAAGAGGAAGTAGAAGAGATTCAGGAGTGTTATACAGATCTCTTGAAGATGTCTGCAGGTCTTAAGGAGTTTGATCCTGAGCAACGTCTAGAGCATGTGGAGAAAACTCTAGAGTTAATTGCTAAGCAGAAAGTATTCTACTCACGCTTGGCACTAGCATCACATGGGTTGGATCCTACTGATAACAAAGATAATGAAGCAAAATTTGTGAAGGATAGGATTGATCTCCTATCGCAAGAGTATTCTGGTGGATTGAATCTAATGATGATCCTCCAGACGATGGAAGACAAACTGCAAACTTGGAGAAAGGAGTTGAAAGATGCCAAATCCTGAAGCACTATGGCAGGACATGCAGAAACTCGATGACCTATACGAAGAGTTGCTGTGGGATCCTGATGATGAGTTACAATTCACGCACGATGGTGAGAAGGTCCTGATCATAAACCGCACACGGTCCCTTGACAAACGCTAAATAAGAGTGCTACCATAATACGGTGGCAACACAATAAAACACAACACAACGGAGAAACACATGTCTTTTGCAAGTCTTAAGAAAAAGTCTGGGTCATTTGATAAACTGACTCAGCAGATTGAGAAGATGTCCAAACCACAGGGTGCTGGTCCCGACGAGCGACTCTGGAAACCTGGAGTGGACAAGAGCGGAAACGGTTATGCCGTGATCCGTTTCCTTCCTGAGCCTGATGGTGAAGACCTTCCTTGGGCACAGGTGTGGAGTCACGCTTTCCAAGGTCCTGGTGGATGGTATATTGAAAACTCCCTCACTACATTGGGTCAAAAAGATCCTGTTGGTGAATTGAATCGCACACTCTGGAATAGTGGTCTTGATTCTGACAAAGAGATTGCTCGTAAGCAGAAGAGGAAACTCTCCTACTACAGCAACATCTATGTCGTCAAGGATCAACTGAATCCTCAGAATGAGGGTAAAGTATTCCTTTATAAGTATGGTAAGAAGATCCACGATAAGGTGGTGTCCTCTATGCAACCTCAGTTTGAGGATGAAGAGCCTATCAATCCTTTCGATCTTTGGCAAGGTGCTGACTTCCGTATCAAGATCCAGACCATTGGTGGTTACTGGAATTATGATAAGTCTGACTTCGCATCACCTGCTACGTTGGGTGGTTTCGATGACGACAAACTGGAAGCACTGTGGAAGTCTGAGTATTCCCTCAAGGAATTCACTGACCCTAGTGCATTCAAGTCTTACGAGAAACTGGAAGAGCGTTTGAATATGGTCCTTAATAAGGGTCGTACTCAGGTCCGCACTCGCGATGAGCAAGATGAAGAAGTCTTTGACTCCTCTGTAATCTCTCCTACGCCAGTTGCACCAGTGGCACAACACGACACCACACCCAGTGGATTCGGTGCTAAGATTGAAGAGTTAAATAAGGCAGATGATGGTCCTGACTTGGACTACTTCGCCGCACTAGCTAACGACTAACATGAAAAAACTTGCCCTTGCCACTCTGCTGCTACTGTCTGCTGCGGCACCTGCCAACGCTCTAACCTGGAAGGAATTCTGGGAGCCGTTTGATGGGCATGGGCATTATGAATCTCATCACTACCATCATTATTATGAGCGTCCTAGGAGACGCATGTGTGAAGTGCAAGTAACCCGACGTGTTTGGGTCCCTGGTCGTTGGTTAGGGCGCTACGAATACGTCGAAGGTTACTATGAGAAGCAGACACGTCTCAAGTATAAACCTTGTGGACGACGTTATTAATTCCTGTATATTATTTCACTTTTGGTTCACAGGATCGGCGGAAAAAAATTCGGGGTAATTTTTCGTCCCCAAGGTTTTTCACTATTTTAGAAACTAATATGCTCTCCACTCAATACAGACTCAGACTAGAGTTTATCTGTAAGAAGATTGCTAACAAGGAAGAAGTAAAACTGGAGGACATGATCTGGGCAGAGAAAATTGCCAAACAGTATACAACTGCCCGAGACTGGTTAAAGCAAGCACGACGACAAGCTTCCCAAGATATTGAAGAGGGAAGTATGGATGATTTTATGAATAGGATGGGATTAGGCGACCCCGACCCATCCAACCATAAAACGGGGTTTGATAGTGCAGAGGATATTAAGAATTGGTTTCATCAAGACAAACCTGACGATTGGAGGCAACGTGACTGATAATTGGAGAGATGATTATGCTAAAAACTTTTGTAATAACAAACATCATCTTGAACTCTTAGAAAATGGACCTAAGAGTCTTTCTCAATCATGGTTGCTACAGGCATTACACAATGATTGGAAAAAGATCAGAGGAATTAAAGATCCTCCTAGTCGAGAGTCTGGACATCAAACAACAATGAAGGAGTGGTTTATTGGACAACGCGATTAAGATCACTCCCGAAACATACGAGGAGATGAATAAAGAATTTGAAGAAGAAGGTCTTGCCTTCCGAATTACTGTTCCTACACAGGAAGAGATTGATAAGTGGCAAAATACCACTCCTGTCCATCAACCAGTAAGACATACTGTTGATATGGTTGCTGAGATGTGGGCAGAGCACAATAGAATAGAGGAAGAACGTAAACTACAACTTGAGCTTGATCTATGAATGCACCTGATGACTTTAACCAACCACAAGAGCAATCAGGCATTACGCCAGAATTCAAAGAGTTTGCAGTGCAAATTCAACTAGATAATATATGCAAGTTGTTGGATGGTGAAGCATCACATTATACTTGCACTGATAAAAGGACCCAACATCAAAAGATAGTAATCACCTACGATCACAAGGAGAAGTAATGGTAGTACCTCAGACCGCCGTAATTTATTCTAATGGAAGTCAAGAATGTGAAAGAGCAGCACAACTGCTAAAAGCACTAGATGGTGAATATCTCGAATATCGCCTAGATCAGCATTTTGACCAAAGAGCGTTTGAAGACGAATTTGGTCCAAAAGCACAATACCCACAAATCGCGCTAGGATCACGACATGTGGGCGACTTGAAAGAATTGCTACATGTAGCGAAAGAGAGAGGACTTATTTAATATCCCCCACCACTGCTGGTACCACCACCAGAGGTTTGACCACTAGAAGATCCAGCAGATCCATATTGGTTAATCTCAGTTGTATCCATCTGACCTGCCTGCTCAATAGTAGCAGTGTTAGTGCCAGTAGAGACAGTAACTGCAACGGTGCTACCATCAGCAAGCACATCACCTTCAGAGATAGTAGGATCAGAAGATCCAAAGTTTCTGGAGGTGTATTCTGCTGAAGAGGAGAAGTCGATAGACGATGATCTTCCCACAAGAGTCTCGTATGTGGGTTTGACGTTGGTAAATGCTTCTGCAACAACGTTAGAAGTCTTCTTAATGCCTGTAGCAGCATCAACTTCATTAGAAGGAAGGTATTCAACCAGTTTCTCAAATTCTTCAACGAATGCATCGATATATTGAGGTTTAAGGATGTGTATACCTCTCTTATAGTCATTCAATTGAGTTTCATAGTCATAATTGGAGACGGGTCTAATTAACTCTTCTCTGGGGATAACTGTGCCATCAGGTCTCTGGTATTGGAAGTCCTCTGGGACCTCAAATCCATCTCTAAGGACTACATCACCCCTTGTGCTTTTAATTTCTTGTGTCACCCAGTGGTGTACACTCTCTACATGATCAGCACCATACTTACGGACCATGTGCTGATACATCTCCTGCTCACTCATAGGCCATTCATCATAGATGTTGATGATGTTATTAGTGAGGAGCACAACCCAATCATAGTCAACATCACCATATACCCTGTCAGCAATCTGCTCAGGTCTTTCATTATGTTGGATAATGTATTTTTCAAATCCAAGAATCACATCACTCAGATCATCTCTGATCTTGATACGACGGAAGAGATTCTTTGCTCTAACGTAAGGATCATTGCTACCTGTGCGATAACTGGATGTCCTTACGAATACATCTGGTAAGTATGAGAAATAATTTGCCATTAGTCTTCAAAGTTTTCGCGTGTGCGGTATTTGGTTTCTTGGAAAGTAAGAGACATGTTATAGACAGCGAAACCGAAATCCTTTGATTCCATGCCAGGAATCTGGGTGCGAATTGCAGTTGAATCACCAAAGTCAACACTCATGTCTTGCAACACCATTTGGTGAGGGAATCGCAGGAGTGTATTCATATATCCTTTTGCTGCTGCACCTTCACCTAATTCTTCACGATCGTCCTTGGAGACGTATCTAACAATTTCTGCCTTAAACTTATCAGGGATGAGCAACCAGTCGTTTCCTTCTTTTGCAGGGTGCATTGACTGTCTAAGAGAACTAATGATCTCATAGATTGTCTGCACATCAGCAGCACTCTTAGGGACAAAGGTAAACTTAAAACTATGAGAGATAAACCCAACACCTTTGAAGAGCATTTCTTCATAAGGGTTGAATACTTTACCTTGGGTTATCTGGGAAAGATCGTTGGAATCAATGTTAAATCCATAAGGTGACACTTCACCCACCACTGTGTTGATTGCGGTAGCACCAAGCTTAAATCCTAGAGCAGGTTTTGCTGCCTTTGCCGCTGCTGAAACATTTTCACCAATACCATCAAGAGATCCACCACTACCAACCACGTCAGAAGCAATATCCATTACTTTACTA